GCACCCTTAACCGTAGGAGATGACTATGGCCACCGAACCTCAAGTCCGTGAAAAGACTTTTGCTCGCCTCTATGAAGAGTGGGCGACCGAAGTGTATCTGTCAATCGTTGCGAGGAAGCACGGGAAACCGTTCTTCATCGATAAGATTGGCGGGTCACTCGATTCCCTCTCGGATGAGGAGCTCGACATGGTAAACATGCAGAGCCGTGACTTAGCCCATCTCCCTCCGGCGTAGGTGCAGAAGGGATCTTCGCGCCAACTTTGGCGCGTGGCATTGGTTGTGCCATCGAGTAGCGATTTTGTCGCTCTCAACTTTCGCTCATTGAGCGTGACTGCTTAACCGACAGTCAAAACGTACTCGTGAGAGTACGGAGGTGTGTTGTGACTTCCGGATCGATTGTCCAAGACTATAGGGGGTCTATCGAAGACTTCAATCTGCAGTACCCGGGTCCCGTTAAGACTTCCCACGGCTTCAAGCTATACGGTCCGTACTTCTCCAAAGTTTGGAGCGGTGCAAATCGCACGGTAAAGAAGACGTATGAGAAGTATTACTGGAATGACCCTTATGGGCGCCAGCATGTTCGTCGTCGTCGTACAGACACCCCGACTAGGTCGAAGTTCGATCCTCCGCACAACTATACGTGCTCCATCATCAATAAGACAAGTGGCTGGTACGGTTACAGTGAGTATCTCTTCGGTTCCCCCAATAAGGATTCTTATATCCAACGGGAGACTGAGAGTACCTACGGTACCGGCTTCAGCTCTTTGCCCTCTGATGAGTGGAACTCAAATGATGACCTCGCGCTTATTGGCCGCCTTAGAGAGAAGGTAGCAGGGTCCGACTTTAACATGGGAGTCTTCTTAGGCGAAAGCCGACAAGGACTCGACATGATAGCTGGATCAGCTACCCGCATCTTTAACGCGTACAAGAAAGTTAAGCGAGGTGACATCTATGGGGCTGCACGTTCGCTCCAGGCCAAGAAACCGACACATATCTACAAAGATGTCGCATCCAATTGGCTGGAACTGCAATACGGCTGGTTACCACTTCTTCAGGATGTCAAGGCGGCGGCAGAATTTCTTGCCAAGAACCTTGAGTACCCGATGATCAAGAGGTACAAAGTCCGTATGGTCAAGCGGATCCCTTTGACGAGAACGACCTCAGAGATTACAGTGACCGAGTCTTGGGCTTATACCCAGGGCCAAATCATTGCAAATGTTTCTGAGGCTTCCGTTCCTGCTCTCTTGGGTCTCTTTGACCCGGCAAGTGTAGCATGGGAGCTTCTCCCATACTCGTTTGTTGCAGATTGGTTTCTTCCAATCGGCGACTACTTGTCGGCTAGGGCTCTGGCGTCATCTCTGACGGCAGAGTATGTCACTACCAAGACGCGAAGAGTTAACTTCGGATTCCACGCGCCTGTGCTGATCAACTCGAATCCTAATGTTCGACGTGATGTTATCGATGAAGACCACGGTTTTCAATCGTACCATCAGGTCGACATGACTCGGACTGTCAGTACAACGCTTGTGATCCCCTTGCCAAGCTTTAAAACGCTTGATAAGGTTACGTCTTGGCGCCACTGTGCAAACGCTGTTGGGCTGCTTGTTCAGAACGCCACCTATACCAAACCAATGTTCCGGAATGGTACAGGCCCGCGTTACTATAAATGGAGCCCTGAAGGGGCACCATGATTTGGATACAGCTCTTCTTCTTCAACTCCCTTCTCGGAGACTTTATGTCTGCCATTGCAAACATCGTCGTCTTTGACGGCGCGGCAACGCCCGTCACGCACACTCTCGTGCCCGAATCCGTCTCGCGTGAAAGCAAGACGGACGTGGTCTGTGAGTGGCGTGAACAGTTGTCGACGCTCCCCAAGTACGCACAGATCAGGGCTTCTACCCGGATCTCGCTCCTCAAGAGCGGCGTGTACAAGGTGGAGGCGCGCTCCGTCGTTCCCGTGATGGAGGCCATCCTGAACCAGAACGCCGCCGGCTATACTGCTGCACCGAAGGTGGCTTACGAGAACCAGTTCATTTGCACTGCGTTCTTGCACCAACGGTCATCGGTTACCGACCGGCGCCTGGCTCGTCAGATCCTCGTGAACATGCTGGGCAACGTTTCGACGTCTGTCGCAGCCGCTACGACGGGTCCTCTGCCTGAGCTCTTCGACCAGCTTGTGAACGCGACTTAACTGTCGTGTTCGACTAGCTGTTCGGAGCCCCTTGTCCTGATAGTCTCCAATAAGGAGCTTTTATGCGATTTACTCGCTGGGATCAGGAGGCTTCAACTGCCCAGACAGATGAGGTTCTCTTTCTCCTTTCTCGTTGGCATCTCTCGCAATGTTGCGAAGGGAAGCAAGTCCAGGATATCCAAGTTCTCGTTGAGAACAAGGATCTCTTTGGCCTGTGCCACTACGACCTTAGCTTACCTGAGCTGCAACTTAACGAGTACCGGCACCTTCGACAAGTTTTGGCGCTTTTTCAAAAGCGCTCTGACCTGTCTTTAGGGATCGATACTCGGGCTGTGGCTTGGGATAAGGCTGTAGAAGCTGAAACGTTGTGCCGTCAGACAAATGAGATCTTCAGGAAGTACTTTCTAGGGGGATTCTATTTTCCCCTGGACGTTGAGTCGGTCCTTTACCGTGCTCAGCGTAAAATTAGTGCTATCCTTGGGGATCTCCCTAGTCTTTCGGCGCTAAAACTACGTTTTGGCCCGGGAGCGACTACACAAGTCAAAAAGAAAGACGCATCCGTCCGGCGTAAGCTGGCACAGATGTTGACCTGTAGTGAAGACGCTATTCGGTTCCTCCCGGAACTGCTAGCGGAGTTGCCTCTCTGGGCTGGTACTTCACCGTCCCATGAGATCACAACCGTTCCTGTTGTCATTACTGACGGCAGGGTCGACTTCGTCCCGAAAACTGCGAAAACTGATCGAACCATTGCCGTCGAGCCGATGCTGAACAGTCTTGTTCAGCTAGGGATTGGCGATTATATGGCCGAAAGGCTTCGCAAATCAGGTGTCGATATCTCAGACCAGACGAGAAACCAACGTTTGGCCCTTGAGGGATCGATTACGGGCGCTTTAGCAACGCTCGACCTTAGTAGTGCTTCTGATACCATCGCGTGCGGCCTCGTCGAGAGCTTGCTCCCGTTCGAGTGGTGGGACTTCCTTCGTGCGTTTCGCACTGGGAATTCTCATTCGCCTGATGGCATGATGAGGCTAGAGAAGTTCTCTTCTATGGGGAATGGTTTCACATTCCCGTTGGAAACACTGATCTTCTATAGCCTAGCATTGGCTAGCTGCGAGGATTCAGATTTCCACTCTGTCAGCGTATATGGAGACGATATAATCGTACCCACCTACGCTACGGAGCTCATTACGAAGGTTCTGCATTGCTGCGGATTCGTCGTTAATGAGAAGAAGAGTTTCTCCTCTGGACCTTTCCGTGAATCTTGTGGAAAGGACTACTATTCGGGAATCGACGTGCGGCCTTACTATTGTAAGGCTGCTTTATCGGGTCAGTCATGCTTTGTTCTGCACAATTTCTATGTGCGACATGAGCAGCCCGAACCCTCCGCGATTGTCCTCAGCTTCATAGACGAGAGTCTAAGAATCTGGGGGCCTGACGGCTACGGTGATGGTCACCTACTTGGTGAGCATCAACTCGTTCCTGCCGGTCGAGATCGTGGATGGGGTGGTTGTACCTTCGAAACGTATACATATAAGACGCGCCGAGCCTTCTACAGGCTCGGAGCGGACTATGTGTATCCGTCTTACTCGATATATATGAAGGGCGACTCGTCTGAGTCGTCCCGCATCTTCGACGCCACTTCGTGGCGCCTAAGACGTCGATCTCACGGGGCTATTCGCCCTGATAGAATCGATGCTGTATACCAAAATAAGACGGGGCGTGTAGAGTTAGTTGACACCCTCCCGGGTGTTGACGGGTACAAACGCGTCAAGATCTACACACTCGCCCAACCGTAAGGAAGGGCGCCCAGGCATTTACCTGGTGGGTG